AGACGCCGTCGATGGACGCGAACCAGCCGATGAAGTGCTCGGTGTCGCTGTCCCACCTCAACCAGCCGGTTCGCTACGCGAGCTGATCAGCGCAGCGGGCGGCTTCGCGGCCGCCCGCTGTAGGAGCGACGCATGTTCAAGATTCAGGGCGATCCGACCATCCCCGCAAACGTGATCATCGTGGGGCAGGGCAAGGAGCAGACGCTCGAGCTCGTGTACCACCGCATTCCGCTCAGCCGCTACAGCGAGATGCTGGCCAAGCTCGGCGAGGGCGCGCTCGCGCCGTCCGAGGCAGTGCTGGAGCTGGTGGAGTCGTGGAAGGCCGACGCCCCGCTCAACGCCGAATCGCTGGAGCTGCTGCGCGAGCACCAGCCGGGGGCCGAGGCCGCGATCATCACCGCCTATGGCGATGCGCTGCGAGTCGCGCGCAAGGGAAACTGATCGGCGGCGCGAAGGCGCTCTACTGGAAGCCACCGCCGGCGGAGGAGCTGGAAGCCGCCGGCGTCACGGTAGACGACTACGCGTCGCCTGATTCGTGCATCGAGGACGGCATCTACTTCGACGCCGCGGCCGGCGGGTGGCGGTATCACCTCTGGCCCGAGAACCTGCAGGCGATCGACCTCTACCTGCGCGTGCGCACGCAGTGGCGCACCGGCCCGATGGGTGCCATCGGGCTCGACTACAACGTCGTGTATCGCGAACTCGATCGCGCGCAGCTCCCGCCGGATGAGTTCGACACGCTGTTCGACGATATCCGCGAGATCGAGCACGCCGTGCTCTCGCTGAAATAGCTCTCTCCGGTCCGCCTCGCGCGGGCCTTCTTTTTTGGGATCGCCATGACCGACGCCATTGGCACCGCTCGGCTCGACATCGTCGTCGACACGTCGCAGTTCGACAACGCGATCGCAGCCGCGAAGGCCCGGATGTCGGATATGTCGCAGGCAGCCGCCCGCGACTATGAGGGGATGAGCGCGCTCGAGAAGCGCCGCGCGAACGCGCTGCTCACGCAGGCCGACCTTCTCGGTAAGACGAAGGCCGAGCAGATCCTCTACAACGCGACGCTGAAGGGCATGCCCACGTCGGTAGTCGACGACCTGAAGCGCCGCCTTGCCGGGGTGAAACAGGAGACGAACGAGGGCACGATCAGCGCGCAGCAGTACCAGGCGGCGCTGCGCGGCGTGCCGGCGCAGTTCACCGACATCTTCACCAGCCTCGCCAGCGGCCAGAACCCGATGACGGTGCTGCTGCAGCAGGGCGGCCAGCTCAAGGACATGTTCGGCGGTGCCGGCGGTGCTGCGCGCGCGCTGGGCGGCTACATCCTCGGGCTCGTCAACCCGGTCACCGCTGTGGGCATCGCGCTCGCGGGCTCCGTCGCGCTGTGGAACGCCGCCGAGCAGGAGCAAGAGGCGTTCGCGCGCGCACTGGCTACGACCGGCAACTATGCGGGGACCACTGCGGCGCAGCTCGACCTGATCGCCGGCAACGCCTCGAAGGTGGGGGCGTCGTTCAGCAGTGCGGCGGAGGTCGTCACGAAGGTGGCGGCCACGGGGCGCTTCACAGCGTCCGAAATTCAAATGGTGTCCGAGGCCGCGATCGTCGCTCAGCGCGATCTCGGCGTGTCCGTCGACGACACCATCGCGAAGTTCGTCGCGATCGCGAAAGACCCGGTCGACGCGCTGCTGCGGCTGAACGAGACCGAGCATTTCCTCACGCAGGCCGTGCTCGATCAGATCGTCGCGCTCGACCGCCAGGGCGACCACATGGGCGCGGCCGAGGTCGGGATCCGCGCGCTCGCGCAGACGACCGGCGAGCGCGCGTCGCAGATGGCCGGCGACGTCGACCACCTCGAAAAGGCGTGGAAGAACCTCAAGCAGACGGTCGCCGGCGTCTGGGAAACCATGCGCGACGCGTTCCGTGAGGGGCCGTCGGCGCAGATCCGCGCGCTCGAGTCGAACATCGAAGGCCTGAAGCGCGGCGGCGGTGTCTATCAGGGGTTGTCCGACGCCACGCGCGAGCGGCTGATCCGCGACATGGAGTCGAAGATCGCCGCGATCCGCGCGGCCGCAGACAAGGCCGCCACCAATGCTGCGAAGGGCCCGCCGGTCGATTCCGAGGCGGCTCGCAAGAAGCTGCAGGACCAGGAGGACGCCGAGAAGCGATGGGCGGCCGAGGCGCAGCGAAACCTCACCCGCCGCGAGGCGCTGGAGGTGCGCATCGCGCAGATCCGCGCCGATGGCGTGACGCTGGGCAAGAAGCAGGCCGAGATCGACGCCCAGGTGGCGCGCGAGCGCCAGCGCTTCGCCGAGGCGGAGGCCAAGCGCACGCCCAAGCCGCGAAAGGAGACGGATCCGACCCAGAGCATCGTCGATCGACTCAAGCAGCAGATCGCGCTCACCGACGCGCAGGCGGTCAGCCAGGACAAGCTGACGAACGCCGAGCGCCAGCGCGTCACGGTGACGGCCGAGCTGGAGAAGCTCGGCGCGAAGGTCACCCCGGCACGCCGCCAGGAGATTCAGGCGCTGCTCGCCCAGGCCGAGGCCAGCGAGAAGGCGGCCACACGCGCGGAGGAGGAGCGCAAGGCGAAGGAGGAGCTGCTGCGGCTCACCAACGCGCTCGCGATCGCCGAGCGCAACCGCGCCCAGGCCGACAGCGACGCCATCGCTGCGGTCGGGCTCGGCGAGCGTGAGGTCGAGCGGCAGCGTCGACGTCTCGAGATCGAGCGGGACTACGAGAAGGGCGTCCAGCAGCTCCGCGACAAGGGTGTTGCCGAGGGCTCGGCGTCGTATCGCCAGCAGGAGGCAGCGCTGCGGGCTTCGCGTGACCGCATGCTCGAAGCCGAATCCAACTTCTGGCAGCGCATGGACGCCGCGCGCTCCGACTGGACGAATGGCGCGTCGAAGGCGCTGACCGAGTATCTCGACGGCGCCCGCGACGTGGCCGGTCAGACCGAATCGGTCTTCTCGAATGCGTTCAAGGGGCTCGAAGACGTGATGGTGCAGTTCACCACCACGGGCAAGGCGAGTTTCAGCGACTTCGCCAACTCGATCCTTGCGGACATCACCCGGATGATGACGCAGAAGGCCGTCGCGCAGTTCGTGCAGATGCTGTTCGGCGCGTTCGGCGGGAGCGGGGTCACGCGCGAGACGATCGACTACAGCGCGGGCACCAGCGTCTCGGACATCAATTTCTTCGGTGGCGGCCGCGCGGTCGGCGGCCCGGTGTCCAGCGGCAAGATCTATGAAGTCGGCGAGGGCGGCCGCCCCGAGCTGTTCCAGCAGGGCGGTCGCACCTACCTCATCCCCGGAAACGCTGGGACCGTAGTGCCCGCGGCCATGAGTGGTGTCGGCAGCCTTGAGCGTATGGGCCTCGGTGGCGGCACGGGCGGCGCGACGGAGGTCGTAGTGAACAACTACGGCAGCCCGGAGCGGGTCAGCACCCGCGAGGAACGCCAGCAGATGCCCAACGGCGATGTGCTGCGGCGGCTCATCGTCGATGTCCTCTCGGACGATATGGGCAATGGGGGCAAGACCGATTCGCTCATGCGAGCGCGCTATGGCCTGCGACCGGTGGTGTGATCATGCCCAAGCTTCCTGAATACGCCCGGCTGCTGATGGGCTACTCCGAGGGCTTCGATCCGTCCGTGCAGCGCACGGAAATGGAACGCGGCCCGGCGAAGCAGTCGATCATCAATACCCATGTGATGGAGCAGCCAAAGGCTACGCTCGTGTTCAACACGGCCGCCGACGCCGAGGCCTTCGAGACCTGGTATTTCGATGTGATCAAGCGGGTGGGCTGGTTCGACTTCCGCCACCCGCGCACCGGTGCCACGATCCAAGCCCGGTTCATGGGGGGCGATATCGGCGAGCTGGTGCCCGTCGGCCCCGGGTTCCGGCCCTGTCAGCGGGCGGTGACGCTGGAGTACATGCGGTAGTAGGATCGGCCGCATGAAGCCGATCACCCCCCTAGTTGTCGCGCTCGCGCTCGCTCTTGCCGGTTGCGCGAGCTATGCCGAGTTGCAGGGCAAGCCGCCGATCAGCGATTTCATCGTCGATCGCCCTGCCGATGCCTACATGGGCTGTATCGCGCCAAGGATGCGCGAGATATTCGGCGCTTCGGCCAACGTCCTGCCGGACGGTGACAGCCTCGTGCTATCCGTGGCCGAGGGGAAGCATGCCGTGCTCAGTGTTACTGCAGCGCCCGAAGCAGGTGGCACGCGCGTGACGTATAGGCAGACGATCGAAGTGAACTCGGGGAACTACCGAAAGGCCGCCGCAGTGGTCGAAGCCTGCCGTTAGACGGAAAGCCATACCCCCTCCTGAGCCCCGCCTAGTGCGGGGCTTTTTCATGGGCGATTGAATGACCACCTTCACCGAGCGCCGCCAGCGCGTCACTGACGCGTCGGGGATGCTGCTGTTCATGGATATCAGCGCCCCGAGCTTCACCGGGCCGATGCTCGTCGTGAGCGACACGCAGAACTGGGTGAGCCGCGGCATCGCCTATATCGGCATTCCGTTCGGCTTCAAGCTGCCCGACGACGTGAGCGGGCAGACGCCGCGTGCCCAGCTCGTCATGGCGAATATCGGCACCGGCATCACGGCCGAGCTCGAGCGCCTACAGCCCAACGAGACGGTGCTGGCCAAGCTGATGGTCTCGGACCGCGCGAACCCGGACGCCTGGGCGCAGACCCTGTACCTGCCGATGACTCAGGTCAGCGTGTCCGGCACGAAGGCAACGGCGCAATGCGGTGTCGACTTCCTCATGCGACAGCAGGCGGTGAAGCTGCGCGCGAACCCGTTCACCCTGCCGGGCATCTTCCAGTGATGCACCCAGCCGAGGCTTACGTCGGGCGACCGCACTGCACGGATTCCTTCGACTGCGCCGACCTCGTCGCACTCGTGCAGCGCGAGATGTTCGGCCGCGAGGTGCGACTGCCGAACGGGCGCGCGCGCGGCGCGAAAGGGCAGATCACGGTGAGCCGCGGCGTCGACGCCTACGCGGCACGGACCGAGACGCCGCGCGACGGCGACCTGGTGGTGATGTTCGAGGAAACGCTCCGCTATCCGGGGCACGTGGGCACGTGGTTCGAGATCGACCATGAGGGCTGGGTGCTCCATTCCAATCGGCGCAATGGCTGCGCCGTCCTGCATCGCGTGCGTGACGTGGCGGGCTTTGGCGCGCCGATCGAGGGGTACTACACGTGGCTGTAATTGAAGGCGAGTGCACGCGCGTCGACCGGGATCCGGGGCGCCTGATCGTCACGCCGCATCCCGTGCTGCTCGATGGGCAGCGGAGCGTCGCGGTCGACCTGCAGCCGGGCGAAACGCTCGGCCAATTCCTCGCGCGGCACGTCGACCTTTCCGCCGACGTCTGGGAGGTGCGCATCGGCGGCGTGCTGGTGCCATCCGCGATCTGGCACCTGGTCAAGCCGAAGCACGGACAGGTCATCGAGGTCCGCGGCGCGGTGCACGAGAACGCGCTGTACTACGTCGCGATGGCGGTGCTGATCTACTTCACCGGCGGCGCCGGCGCGACGTGGGCAGGCGGTATCGCGTCGGCGACCGGCATCAGCGCTGGCGCGATCTACGCTGCGGCCTACGTCGCAGGTGCGATCCTCATCAACAAGGTGCTCGGCCCGAAGCCGCCGAAGGCCAACAACCGCGACCCGGATTCGGTCTTCTCGCTCTCGGCGGCGCGCAATAGCCCCCGGCCATACGACCCGCTGCCGCTGCTGTTTGGCGAGCTGCGGATTACGCCGGACCTCGCGTCGCTGCCGTACACGTACTTCAGCGGCAATGACCAGTGGATTGCCTTCGTGCTGTGCGCTGGCATCAACGTCGGCAAGGTCACGGACCTGCGCAACGGTGACACGCTGCTCTCCAGCTACCAGGGTGTCGCGACCTACTTCAACGGCTTTTCGGCGATGCCCGACGAGCCGATCCCGCTTCATTCGAACGCCGACACCATCGCCGGCGCCGAGCTCAACAGGAATGGCACATGGGTCGAGCGCACGACGCCGTTGGATACGGTGCGCGTGCAGATCGACCTCGAGTACATCCTGGGCGACATGACGGCGAAGGGCAAAGACCTCGTAAACCGCGAGACCGTCGTGGCGGAGTACCGCCCAAAGGGCACGACATCGTGGCAGTCGTTGCAGACACTGGCCCTCGCCAACTACAACTACGACACGAAGCGCCGTTCGATCATCCGCGACCTGCCGCGCGGGCAGTACGACATCCGCGTGCGTCGTCTCGGCCAAGCGGTGGAGATCGAGCGCGGTAAGGCCCAGTTCGCGTGGACGACGCTCACGGCGGTGCAGGCCGACGACGCCGACTACGCCGGCATCGCGCGCATCGGCATCTCGGCAAAGGCGACTGGCCAGCTCAACGGCGCGATGGACGAGGTCCGGTGCCTCGCGACCGCCGCGCCGCTGCAGATGTGGACCGGTGCCGCGTGGATCACCGCCGCGACGCGCGCGGACGGGCTGTCGAACCCGGGCGCGCAGATCCTCGCCTACGCGCGCGGCTTCCGCGACGAGAACGGCCGGATCATTGCCGGCATCGGCCTTGCGGACGAGCAGATCGACATCGAGGCGCTGAAAGGCTTCATGCGCCACTGCGCGGCCGAGGGCTACACCTACGACCACTACCTGAAGGACGCGCGCAGCCACGACGACGTCCTGAACGCGATCGCGCTCGCCGGCTTCGGGCAGGTGACGTGGGCCGGCGGTCGCCTGTCGGTCGTGTGGGCGGCCTCGGGCCAGCCCCTGTCTGGCGTCGTCAACATGGCGACGATCAAGAAGGGCCAGTTCCAGGTCGATTACACCATTGCGAACGCGGCCGACGGCATCGAATACAGCTACCTCGATCGCAGCGACTGGCAGGTCAAGACCCTGCGGGTCGCGGCGCCCGGTGTCACCACGATCCTCAGCCCCGCGCAGGTGCAGGGCGAGGGTGTCACTACCGAGGCGCACGCGGCGCGGCTGGCGCGCTGGCATATGGCGCAGTCGCTGTACCAGTACAAGGACATCAGCTACTCGACCGACCTCGAGCACCTGAGCTACCGGCGCCTGTCGGTGTTGGCGCTGCAGCACGATCTCACCCAGTGGGGCTATGGCGGCCGCGTGCGTAGCGCGACGAAGGTCGGCAGCGTCGTCACGCTGACGCTCGACGAGCCCGTTCCCCAGCCGGCGACGGGCAATGCCTACATCGGCCTGCGCATCCCTGGCGAGACCGCCTACCGCGTCTTCGCCGTCCAGGCTTTTAGCGGGACCAGCGAGACGATCACGCTCGTCGACGCATGGCCGTCCGACGCAGCGCTGCCCGGCGACGTCGACGAGAACCCCGCGCACGACACCATCTGGATCTACGACTTCAAGCAGACGCCCGGTTACCGCGTGCGCGTCGTCGCCATCGAGCCCGAGAGCGATCTGAAGGGCGCGCGCGTGGCCGTGGTGCCCGAGTCCTCGGAGTTCTGGACGTACGTCCACACCGGCGCCTACCAGCCGCCGCCGAACCAGTCGCTGCTGCCGGCGCGCCCGGCGGTCTCGGCGCTCAAGGTCACCGAGCGCCAGGTGGTGCAGGGCAATACCGTCTTCACTGAATTCACGGTGGCGTTCGACGCGTCGGGACCACTGGCTCACGCCGTCGTTTACTCGTCGCTACAGGTCGATGGGGAATGGCAGCCGCCGATCGAGGTTGCACAGACCAGCACGCGGGCGGCCTCCTGGCGCGTCGAGGCCGCTGGGACTTACGCCATCTCGGTGCATCCCTTCGACGCCGCGGGCACCGTCGGCGCCGTCGGGTCCACCACCTACGTCACCGGCATCACGGATCTCCCGCCGCCGGCGCTGGATGCGTTCGTCGTGGCCCCGCTCGCCGGCGGCCTGCGCCGGTACACGTGGGGCTACACGAGCTTCCAGCCGGCCGACTATGTCGGCGCGGAGATCCGCTACATCGCGGGCACGCATACCGCGCCGCAGTGGGACCTGATGACGCCGTTGGGGGAGAGCGGATTCTTTACAGCCGCCGTCGAGCTTGCGACGCCGGCGGCGGGCACGTGGACGTTCGCCGCTCGCGCCCGGAATGCGTCCGGCGCGCTCGGCCCCGCGAAGATCGTCAGCGGCACGTTGACCGGCAACGTGGGCGAGGTGATCGGCGGCATCAATGCCAACGTCTCGGGGATCCTGCAGAGCCTGTCCGACATCGCCAGCGACGGCCTGCTGACGCCCGGGGAGAAGCCGTCGGTCATCCGGGACCGCGACGTGCTGCTGGCCGAGCAGTTCGGCGTCGATGCGCAGGCGGCCAGCTACGGCATCACGACCGAGCGCACGGCCTACAACGCCGCGCTGTCGGCGCTGACGAGCTACCTCGCCGGCCTCACCAGCCCGGTGCTGTGGAGCGACCTGAGCGGTAACACGACGATCGTGGGCGCGACCTTCCGGCAGAAGTTCGCCGACGTGCTCACGGCTCGGCAGGCGCTGATCAATGCGATCACGGCCAAGGCGAAGCTGCTCGCCGACACCGCGCAGACGACGGCCAACACCGCCGTCACGAATGCCGCGAACGCCCAGGCGGCGGCGAACGCCGCGAACGCCGAGCTCGCGAACATCGCCAACGACGACCTGCTCACGCCGGGCGAAAAGCCGACCGTGATCCGCGACAACAACGTCATCCTGACCGAGCAGGCGGGGATCGATGCGCAGGCGGCCGCTTACGGCATCACCACCGAGCGGACCGCCTACGGCGTGGCCGTGAGCGCCTTGACGAGCTACCTCGCGACGCTCACCAGTCCGTATCTGTGGTCGAACCTGGTGGGCAACACGGCGATCGTCGGCACGACGTTCCGTCAGAAGTTCGCCGACGTCTACACGGCGCGGCAGGCGCTGCTCAACAAGATCGCCGAGCGCGCGCGCACGCTGGCGATCAACGGCAGCTCCGGCCGCAACCTCATCGCCAACGCCAGCTTCGAGATCAACACCGTCGCCACGCCGGCTGGCGCGAACCTCGGCACCGATCAGCTCCCGTTCGTCGACTACTGGAAGGTGATCACGCCGGGCACGCGGCCGACGAGCTACGTGCGCTGGGCCAACGGCTACCGACCCGTCACCGGCAATGCCTCCGCGCAGTTGACGATGCAGGGCGAAGCGATTCCGGCGGGCCAGACGTACTACGGTGCTGCGATCGAGTACACGGGCGCCATCCAACTGCAGGCGAACCAGCGCTACCGCTTGCGCGCCTGGATCGCGGCGTTCGCGAACAGCGGCCTTTCGGGCTGCACGATGACCGCGGCCGTGTCGCTCGCGTTCTACAGCTCGACCGGCGCGGTCCTCGGGGCACCGAGTGCGCAGCGGACGACGCTCGGGGAAATGGCCGAGTGCGTGTACACCGGGGTGGCGCCCGCCGGGACGTCGTCGGTGCGGCTCGTCATCCAGCCGACGATCACGAACGGCACCGGTAGCACGCAGGTCCTGTCGGGCATTCCGCTCGAGATGGTGGTCGACGACATCGAGCTGAGCATCCTCACCGAGCTCGGCACCGACGTTGACGGGCACCTGCTCGATAACCGACGCCTGCCGCAGATCATGGTGGGCAACGGCCGCGCGAAGGTGCCGACGACCATCACCTACGCCGCGAGCGCCGGCACGCCGGCCACCGGCACGATCAACGTCGGCGCGTTCACCGTGCTCGGCGGCGACTACACGCTCACCTATTCGGCCAGCAGCGTCGGCGTATCCGGCACCGGCGGCAGCACGGTGCAGTACTTCCTCTACATGGACGATCCGAACCACGTCGGCGGCGCTCGCACGCTGGTCGCCTCGACCAACGGCAACGACATCTACGGCTCGTCCGGCCGCATCTACATCGGCGACTGCGCGGTGACGTTCCCGACCTCCGGATCGGCCGGCGGTGGTGGTGGCCGCGACGACCGCTGCGTCACCGAGGCCATGTGGCTCAACGCAGCGACGAGGGCGGGCGCGGCGCTGGACGGGATGGAGTTCGACGTCATCGACCTGCCGAACACTGGCACCGCGCCGCGCCGCGCGCCGGTGCGCGTGCTGGGGCGGAAGCTCGAGGCGTGCGTGCGCCTGGTCACCGATGCCGGCTTCGAACTCGACTGCTCGCGGTCGACGCCGTTCGATCTGCCCGACGGCCGCACGGCGCTCGCGCCGGACATGCTCGGCGAGCAGGTGTGGACCGACGCCGGCTGGCAGACGGTTGGCGCGGTCGAGGACATCGGCCCGCAGCCCGTCGTCTACCTCTCCTTCGGCGGCCTCAGCTTCGCCGCCGGCCGCGACCCGGCGCGCCGGATCTACAGCCATAACCTCCAGCAGAAGCCTTGAAACAATCTGTAGCTGGCCGCATAGCGATGGAACGCTAATCGGAGGCGTCCCATGCTGAGCATCAGCGACATCCAGGCGCGCGTTGAAATCACGGCGGAAGGTTGCTGGGAATGGAAACGGTGCCGCGATCGGCAAGGCTATGGGATATGCACCAAGCAGCACGGAACGACGCGCGCGCACCGCATCTCCTATCTGCTAACGCATGGGCATATCCCGGAAGGCGCCTTGGTGCTGCATTCCTGCGATAACCCGCCATGCTGCAACCCCGCCCACCTGCGCTTGGGTACGCACCGAGAAAATCAGGCGGAGAAGGCGAGCAAAAGCCGCGCGATGCATGGCGAGGCGCATCCAGCCAGCCGAATTTCCGACAGCCAAGCTCGCCAGATATTTGAGGACCCGCGGCCCTTCTCGGCAATCGCGGAGCAGTACGGCATCAGCCAAGGAGCCGTTTCCCTAATCAAATCGGGGAAGACGTGGCGACACGTCACCCGCGCGCCGGCGCGCGCCACCAACCTCGCCCGCGGCTCGGTCCACCGCGCGGCAAAGCTGACCGCCGATCAGGTGCGAGCGATCCGCGTGTCTGGGGAGGGTCCCAGCGACATCATGCGACGCTACGGCATCAGCCACACCGCCGCCACTCGAGTGCTTAAAAAGCTGTCATATCGCGACGTGGAGTAGAGAACATGTCCTACACGAAGATCGCCGGCACCGTGCCCGGCCTGCAGGTGGCGCTCGCCGCGGTGCTCGGCCAGTTCGGTGTCGAGGCGCCCGTCGCCGGCGAGCTCATCGCCGCGGGCTCGCGCGTGCGCCTGGAAACCGCCGACGACGTCTGGGTGTCGAGCATCGTCCACGACAAGCCGGACACGCTGCAGGTCGACCTCGTCACCGTGGCGATCGCACTGCGCGACGGCGCGCCGTGGCAGAAGGCCAACGGCCAGTACGTCGCCGTCGTGTTCTGGCACGGCCTGTTCCCGGACGTGCTGGCCAGCCTGGGCGTGTCGACCGCGCGCAAGGCGCTGATGATGGTCGCGCTCGGCGAGCCGCAGCCGCAGGTGCCGATCGTGCCGCCGGCGGTCGACGGCCCCACGCAGCGCGATGCGATCGAGCTGGGGGACACCTCGGACCGCTCGATCCGCTTCGTGATCACCGCGGCGCGCGAGCTCGAGGCCGGGCTCGAGGACGTGCTGGGCAACGGCGAGACCGCGGAGCTGCTCTGAACGGCTGAGACCGGGCCGGCGATACTGCCGGCATGCGCTGGCACCCGACCCTCCAACACGTCCCGAACATGCACTCGCTCTACGTGCATGCCGGCGAGGTCGCGCGGGTGCAGCTCGTCGACGGGCGCTGGCGGGCGACGTTGCGGCTCAACGGCGAGGCCAAGACGCGTGAGTGCTCCAGCCTCGAGGCGGGCATGGCGGGCTGCGAGGCCTGGGCGCGGAAGCACCTCGAGCATTTCGCGGCCGAGCACGACCGGATGATGGAGGAGGGCGTGTTCCGGGCCTTCCGCCGCAAGCCGGCGGCGTCCTGATGGCGCTGCGCTCCCGTCGCCCGCCGGCCGGGCTCGTGCAGGTCACGCCAGAGCACTGGGATCGATTCTGCGCGGCCGTGGGCGCGAACCGCTTCGTGCGGGACCTCGAGCGCGATGGCCGGCCGATCGCCTGGCGTGCGGAGCGCGTGCGGTTCGTGGATCCGGCCGTCTACCGCGAGGCGCTGGGGGTCTGGCCGCCGGGCTACTGGCCCGGCTCGCAGGTGCGCATGCTGTAGACCGCCAGGTCTGTCAGTCCCGCAGCTCGAACGGGAAATGTTGAAGCGCACGGCGGTATACGACTGGCACGCCGGCGCGTGATGCTGGACGGAACCGCCATAGCTTGACCGCCTCGACAGCGGCGGCGCCGAACTGCTCATGCGTGGCCGAGTGCACCGCGACGTTCTCCGGCGCTCCCGAGGCGTCGATGTCGAAGACGACGGACGCGCGGCCTTCGACTCCGGCCCTCTGCAGGGCCCATGGATACATGGGCGCCGCAGCCGACACCAGCGCCGGCGGGACGTCACACCGGTCCTCGCGGCACAACTCACTCACCGGTTTCGCAGCCAACGCGTCGTTGTAGCGATCGGGCGCAATGCGCCGAGACGACTCGACCTCGATTCGCTCCTCGGCGGGCTGGCCTTCCGCCTCCGGCGGCGGGTTCGCATCGGCGCAGAGCACCGTTGCCAGCAATGCCCAGCCGAGCGCTGCCCTTCGATAGTCCATCGCTGCCCTTCCGCGCCGCCTTCGGCACGAGATTCTAGCCGTGTCGGCTGCGAGGCCGCGGGTTATTGCCCCGAGTAGGCGAGCGTTACCGCGGCGATCGAGAGGCAGCCGAGCCAGACCAGTCGGTGGACGAAGCGCATGGGAGAAATCCTACATCCGCAGGCGGCGGTGTCCGATTCCCGCTGATCGGCGCCGGCGGGACTCTATGTCGGCCCCGCGCGGGGTTCAGGGCACGACTCGGCGGCCGCCGCAGTGCGAAGGAAAGTCCCGATAACCGCGCGGGGTCT